GGATTATTGCAACATCGTCCTCCACCAACCATTCATTCACGATGTGTATGTTGGGAATGTTCCTGATGTATTCCATTGAATTGATTTCTCTCTTGTCTCTGTAGTAGAGATCGTGATTGCCCATTATCACGTACACTTTCTCGAATGCCTTGCCCAATCGTTCCATGTTTGAAACAGTGTAGTTCATCGTGGAGACGTTTGTGGCCGATCTGTGGTGGTGCCAATCACCCAGGAACATGCAGGTCTCACATCCGTGCAGTCGGGCCTGCTCTATGAACCATATCACGAATGCCTCACAGTCGTCGTTGTGTACACGACTGTTGCCTTTAAGTCCAAAGTGTATGTCAGTGAAACACGCTACTTTCTTAAAAAACATCTTAGTATTTTACCATTTCTTCTTCACGACTGGTTTGTGTTTTGACAGGTCAATCTTGTTCTTGAATTTTACTTCGTCAAAATCTTCTGCCTCCAGTTTACCTTTTTTCTTCAACACCTTGTTCAGTTTCTTTAGCGTGGTCTTGTTGACCTCATGCACGTCACCGTGTGCTGTCTTCATTTTCTTTTGATATGAAGGTCCAGCGGTCTCGTTCTCGTTCTGCCTCGTGAAACTTGGCATCATGCCATTGAACTCCAACAGGTCATCTCTGATTGCTTGGTTTTTCTTTTCTATGTTCAGTATCCTTGTGAAACTGTTCGTAATGGCCGCTGTGTAGTATGCGAAAGGATTGTCTGATTTTGATTCATCAAACTGTAATCCTATCTGACTCAACTGCATCAACGCCTGTGACTGCATCTCGTCATTGTAGGTGTAACCTCTCCAGTTTGCCCTAGTACCGTATCTCTCACATAATTTCATGTACATCAAGGCCAGTTGGTTGGTCATCTTTCCGTGATCCGCGGAGAAGTGTCCGTTGTTCATTCCTCCCACCCAGTGTGATTTACCCACACATACCAGTTTGCCTTTCTTGTCCAGTCTGTAGTGTTGGAACGGTGGGAAGTTCACCTTGCTGTGGTGATCCGCTGTCGTCTTGGGATTACGTTTCCTCTCATCGTCCATTGGCACGTGGTCAAACATCATCACACGGAAAACCAGGTCCGTCTTGTCTATCTTCCTCGGTGATATGGTGTAGTCCGCTAATTTTATTTTCTTGAGACCTTCTGCCTTGGCCTGTTCCCATGCTTCCTGTGTCAGTCGCTTGGCCTTGTTTTTCTTGGCCTCCGCTATGGTCCTTATGTTGATCTTCTTTAGGTTTGGCACAATTATATCATACGTGGAGTCCTCCGGGGACACGTACGAGCAGTATGTGTTCTTGCTGGCGTGTATTTGTGCCAACAGATCTCGGTTGTTAAGATACTTTACTCTCTTCATAAATCCTTTACTTTATATTGTTGAGATTGACCACAAACAGGTCTGTTGAATCGTGCCGTATGGTGAATTAAGTGCGCCTAAAATATTGCCTATAAATATAGTTAAAGTATACGAAATTTTACAAGGGAAAGCAACCATTTAGATGGCATTCGGAGAAGTAGGCAAAATAGTCAAGAACGTGGGATCAACGATATTCAACAGGACCCTGGGCAGGCTCACGGGTGCTGGTATTTCCACGGACAACCGGATAGTGAACGCAAGGGCCAAATGGTCTGGACGTTCAGACAAAGAAGATTGGCGTGTGAGGTTGCAGATACCACAGCAAGCCAGTGAAGTGTATGAATCCATCTTTGGGCCTAGAAATACTGAAGACAACGCCCTGTTGGAACCATTGATTCCGTCACGTGGTATTTTTTGGCCATTGACACCAGCAGTGGTCATACAGCATTCAGCCAATTACAATCCATTGTCACAGACCCATAGCAACTATCCTTTTCAGGCATATCAGAACTCACAGGTCGATTCATTCAATATCATTGGAGAGTTTCCTGTGCAGAACTCCGAGGATGCCAAGCATTGGGTCGCCACTATAAATTTCCTAAGGACTGTGACCAAAATGTATTTTGGTAGTGATGACGCCAGAGCAAAAGGTTTGAAAGGAAACCCACCACCTATTTTGCACATGTCCGGATATGGTGATCACATGTTCAGAAAGGTACCGGTGATTGTGAACACTTTCAACGTTGAACTGAGACCGGGCATAGACTACATATCAACAAAACAGACCAACACACCATACAGAGAATTGAACGGACCAGATGCGGGTTTTGACTTGTCTGCGGAACAGGGAGCACCTCAGACCTGGGCACCAACACTCTCGAACGTATCGGTGTTAGTCACACCTATCTACAGCAGAGAAGCAATCAAAAATTTCTCACTATCCAAGTTTGCACGTGGCGAGTTGAATGGTAAAGGCGCCGGAGAAATAGGATTCATCTAATGGCAAGGTATTCAAGGACTTCCCCGTATTTCAACACACCAGAGAACGAGGTCAATCTAGAGATCCTCACTCCAAGAACCATCACGGCCGAGGAAGATGATCAAAGTTACACCATAGAGAGGACCTACGCATACAGACCAGACCTACTAGCGTATGACCTGTATGGTTCACCTAGGCTGTGGTGGGTGTTCGCGCAACGCAATCCAGACCAGATAGAAGATCCAATATATGATTTCCGACCAGGAGTTACAATCCAGTTGCCAAAAGCGGCAAACGTCAAAAGTGATCTAGGGGTATAACATGGCAACATACCCGGAACAGGATGTCAATAAAACAAAGCCGAGGTTGCAGTCAGACGATCGCAATCCTTTGCACGATTTTGCTTCGTACAACTGCCTGTTCACCCTGAGCGGTCTAAGTGAGGAAGAACTGCAAAGCCAACGTCTACTTTTCAACCCACAGTTACATGATATCATAGCCAGGAGTGCGGGCATCGGTGGGTTTGGTGAAAACTTTGCAAACACGAAGCAACCTGGAAACCAAAATGAGGACATATTTCGGGGCGAGGCCACAACCATAACACCAAAGATATCGGCAGACTACAGAGGCAGTTTTAACATACTGTCGAGGGGGCATGACATTTTCTTTGAGAACGTCAACATCACCTCCACGGTAGGTCCCAACACAGAGCGTAACCTGGCCAACTTCACCAAGATGGAGTTCGAACTGCACGAACCCTATGGTGTGACGTTCATTGAGAAGATCAGGGCGGCGGCGTTCAACAGCGGATACGAGGACTACCAGGCCGCACCATTCCTACTCACGATAGAATGGAAAGGTTTTGACGACAACGGCAAACCACTCTTAGACAAGGCCAAGGGATTGGTAAGGAAAGTGCCAATATTCATAACACGTGTTGACTTTGACGTTGACCAAGGTGGTGCCAGATACAACATAGTGGCGGTGCCATATTCTGAAATGGCATTCGACGACAGTTACAAATATCCAAGGACGGTGATACCTGTGTCTGTGAACAACATATACACGTGGATATCACAGGTCAAGGAAAGACTCAACACTGATCAGATGCAAGACGAAATAGATGAGGGTGTCCGTACCTACCCGGATGTGTATGATTTTGACGTCAGCAGGATCCGGGAATATATAAAAGACGGGCAGGTCATAACAAAACAGACCAGTAGCATATTCAACACCGCAACCGTTGACGAGACCACACAGAAGGAACCCTTGCTCAACGACGTTGGTACACCCATAACTGATTTACAACCATCTGCGAAAAAACAGAGCATGACCCTAGACGCAAACACCAGCGTTGTGAAAGCGTTCGAGGACATGATCAGGTCCAGTGGCTATTTTCAGAGATTGCTAATCAATTTTTGGGAAACATTTGGAAAAGGAGAAACAGAGGAGACACTAGCAAACAAAATAGGAAAGGGAGAAGGTTTGAAAGGCAAGAGTCCTTACGTGAATTGGTTTTTCGTAAAACCCAAACTTGAAAACATAACCGCACAAGGACTAGATCCCATAACAAAGATGTATCCAAAGCGTATCACGTATCAGGCAGTGCCCTACAAGGTGCATGTGTTGAAACTTATCACAGCAGGGATGAGTTTTGGGGAAGTGGACTGGGAGAAGTACGCACGGAGGAGATACAACTACATCTACACAGGTGACAACATTGACATACAGAACCTCCGGATCAACTACAAAACAGCATACTACTACAGAAACGTGAGAAAGGATGCGAAAGCAGTAGCGGGTGAAGAAGGAAAGTTGGAAAAATTTGCCGAAGATTTGAAAAAATTATTTGGCGTGGAGAAGACGCCACCAGAACCTACACTGCCATTGCGACAGTATCCGTCTGTGTTGAAGCAGAGGAATCTCGTGCAGGAGATCAATCCTGCCAGCAACAAGGCACAGGAGTTCTTTGACTACCTCACCAATCCCGAGGCAGATATGATAAATCTCGAAATGGAAATACTGGGTGATCCTGCATACGTGGCACAGGATATTTTTGCACCCCTCGAAGACAAGGTGCTGGCAGATGGAGAGTACGATGCACCCAACAGCAGTTTCAACATGCAGAGTTACATGCCTGTGGTGAACTTGAAATACCGTATTCCCGCAGACATTGACGTTAAGAGGGGAACAATGTTCAGTGATGCGTACCTAGATGAGAACCTGTTTTTCTCCGGAGCATACCAAGTTACCAAAGTTGAATCTTCCATGAACCAAGGACAGTTCACACAAACCCTTACCATGGTAAGATTGAACAACCAGTCTGGAACTGGCCGAGACCCAGTGCTACGGAAAGCGGCCATAGACGGATTGATCAAGGAAGACAAATTTACAAGCGAAGTGAGAAAAGGCATCCAGGCCGCGGAGGATGATAATTAGGACATATGAGCATTAAAGACGCAAGAGGCTTTGTTGACACGCAGACAAACCAAAAGGACTACAACGAGAAGTACGTGGACAATGATCCAGGTCCATACGTGGGAGTGGTCAAGGTCACGGTGGATCCGTTGAAGATGGGTAGACTGGGCGTGAACATACCTGCCCTGTCCAACACAAATAATCCATCATCGAGACAGATAATATGGTGTCACTACCTGTCACCGTTCTATGGAGCCAAACCACTGGGTGCAGTCAGCACAAACGACCTGGACTCCTATGATCAGAATCAGACCAGTTATGGTTTCTGGGCGGTTCCACCAGACATAGACACAGAAGTTTTGGTGCTGTTCGCAAAAGGTGAAAACAGCGAGAACAGTGCTTATTGGATCGGATGCGTCCAGCAACCCAAAGTCAATCAACAGGTACCAGGGTTTGGAAGCACACAAAGGGATATCAACGCCAGGGAACTGGCCCGTTCTGGCCAGACCAATTACGGCACAGGTTTCTTGCCTTCGGGAGACATCAACAGGAACTTCCAAAAAGCAGGTCAGACTATCAACAACTCAAACAGTTGGGATCTCCCACTCAACGACATACTAGCGAATCAATTGGCCTCGGAGGGTCTGGTACAAGACACGGTAAGGGGAACCACCAGCAGTTCTGCACAGAGGGAGACACCCAGCCAGGTGTTTGGAATCAACACACCAGGTCCTGTAAAATCAGATTCTCGCAAGAAAAATATTGGTTTGAACGGCGCAGGTGTACGTGCGGACCGTGACCTAGGACAGAGTTTCGTCATGGACGATGGAGACGTGGATGGCAACAACAGGCTGACCAGGATCAGGACAGCATCAGGACACCAACTGTTGATGCACGACACAGAAGGTGTGGTATACATAGCAAACGGATCTGGAAAAGCATTCATAGAGATGGCCAAAGACGGGACGATCAGTGTGTATTCGGACGGTGGCATAAACTTACGATCGGGCAGGGATTTCAACTTACACTCAGACATGAACATCAACTTCCATGCCAAAGGGTCAATAAATTTCACAGCCGAGGCAAGCGTGGCCTTGAACTCGGAAGGTTATTTGTTCGCGATGGGTGATCAGGGTGTGTTCACAAGTTCGCAGAATGGTGTCATACAGGATTACGCCTTGCAAGGAATAACATCATACACACCAGCACAACAGGCTCATGGTGCGTTGGGAGAGTTTCACCTACAAGGTAGCCAGGTACATTTTAACGCTCCAATGCAAGGAGTTGGAGATGACGGTGAACAAGGTATAGCCAAGTGGGGTCCTAGTTGGCTCAAACCAGACAGTGAGTACGTAAGGATCAAAGTCACAGGCGGTCCGGGAAAATTTATCGACATAGACGATAACCAACCTTTTGTCAATGGCCAAGTCAAACGAAGAGAGAACAGGACCACGGTAACCGACTTCGTCACTCACGAACCGTATGGTAGGAAGAGTAGCACACAGCAGAAAAAGGATTACGTGAACGAGGCCATATCACAGATCAAGAAAGGAAGTGTTGTCAATGAGGTCATAGAAAAGATCAAGCAAACAAATCCAGAAATTTCAGCCACTGAATTGGAACGTATCAAAGCAGAGTTGTTGGAACAGCCAAGCATCAAGGCAGTGGCAGATCAATTGGGCAAAATTAACGACAAGATCAAACTGCCAATACTGGACTTAAACAATATAGGAATTTCGTCCACTGAATTGGAACTGATAAAAGGGGAGTTGTTGAAACAGCCAAGCATCAAGGCAGTGGCAGACCAAATTGGTAAAGTGGTCCAATTCAACGATAAGATCAAACTGCCAACAGCGAACTTGAACAACCTGTTGGATCTAGGTAATCAACTACAGAATATAATAGATGATCCTAAATTGGCACTTCAAAATTTTGTTGTAGGGCAATCCTCAAGTCTGATCGATTTTGCTAAAGGCAACATAGCAAATCAGATAAAAGATTTTGCTCCTCCAATTAAGTTTCTCGATAATTTTCCTATAAACTTTAAAGGATTTAAATTTTTTTAGGTAGTAAATAAAGCATATGGCATACGGAGATTCAGGATCAGGAGATTTATCAAACAAGTCAGTGACCTTTAAAGGTTTCAGTTCACGTGCGGACAAGAAGAATTACAAATTGTACGACTTCGAGGTGGCCAAGCAGGGTTTGATCAACAGGCTTTCTGTAAGGAAAGGTGAGCGTGTGGAGAACCCGGAGTTCGGTACCATCATCTATGACGCCATATTTGAACCATTCACAGAAGATCTCAAAGAAGCAATAGTCGAGGACGTCACTGCCAATCTCAACGCAGATCCAAGGATATCCACACAAGAAATACGGGTCACAGAAGCGGACAAGGGCATAGCCATACAGGCCACAATAACGTATGTTCCACTGAACATCACAGAGAAACTGCGATTCAATTTCGATGAGAATTCTCTGTTACGCCTTTCTTAATATACGCACTTAATTTAATATATAAATATCCGTACAAACAGTATGGCCACTACAGATAGACAGAACAGATTATTAGTTGCGGAAGATTGGAGAAAGATCTACCAGGCTTTCCAGCAGGCAGATTTCAAATCATACGACTTCGAGACACTGCGAAGGACCATGGTTTCCTACCTAAGGGAGAACTACCCAGATGATTTCAACGACTTCGTAGAGAGTTCTGAGTACGTTGCACTTATAGATCTTATAGCGTACATTTCACAAGCACTTTCTTTCAGGGTTGATCTTAATGCGAGGGAGAACTTCCTGGAAACTGCTGAGAGGAGAAATTCGATTTTACGTTTGGCAAGGTTGATCAACTACAACGCCAAAAGAAATAGACCTGCCACTGGTTTGTTGAAAGTGGATTCAATATCAACGACCCAAGATGTGCAGGACAGCACAGGGACCAACCTAGCAAATGAAACAATTATCTGGAACGACTCTGCCAACGCAAACTACAGGGAGCAATTTACTTCTATATTGAATGCGGCAAATCAAACTGGACAACTTTTTGGCAATCCAAGAGAGTCCGGAACGATCGGTGGTATAGACACAGATGTATACACGATCAGTTCAAATCAAGTAGATTTGCCAATTTTCAAATTTTCACAGTCCATCGGTGGCGTATCAAGACCATTTGAGATTACAGCAAGTTCTATAAATGGATCAGACAGCATATATGAAGCGGACCCTATACCAGGCACAGGACTGACATACACATATAGGACAGACGGTTCTGGTGATAGTTCGAACAACACAGGATTCTTTTTCCTTTTTAAACAAGGCGAAATGCAACAGACAAATTTCACAGTGGAAACCGCGGTAACAAATTTTGTTAAAGAAATCACTGCCAGCAACGTTAACGAAACTGACGTGTGGTTATATAAGTTAGATCAGTTTGGTCAGATAGCCGAGAGATGGACAAAGGTGCCTTCACTATCTGGTAACAACGCAATTTATAATTCACTTTCAAAGACAGAAAGGAATATCTACAATGTGATTACGAAAGTTAATGACTCCATCGATCTCGTTTTTGGAGACGGAAACTTCAGTAATTTACCTCTAGGTAACTTTGAGGTCTATCACAGGGTGAGCGACAACGCCAAGTTTGCTGTTCAGCCTGCTGACATGCAAAACATACAGTTGGCAGTGCCATACATAGATGCCAACGGCGCCCAACAGACACTGACAGTGTCTCTGAGCTTAAAGGCCAGTGTGTACAATGCGGCGGCGACCGAATCAAATGATTCCATAAGGGAAAAAGCACCGCAGGTTTACTATTCACAGAACAGGATGATCACAGCAGAGGACTACCAAGTAGTACCTTTGAGTGCATCGCAAGAAATTGTTAAAGTGAGATCTGTAAACAGATCTGCATCTGGAATATCAAGGGCCAAAGAGATCCTCGATCCAACAGGTGCGTACTCGAATGTCAGTGTGTTCGCAGAAGACGGAATGCTCTACAGGGAAGAATCAGTACAGCAATTTACTTTTACATTCAACAACAGAAGTAACATACAATCAACTTTAGACAATAGTGTGGAAAATAAATTAAAGCAGGCATACTCGAGACAATTTTACTATGAGAAATACGGCACAAAAGACACAAGCACTTTGTCAACTACATGGAACTCCAGCACCACATCAACCAATACCAACACAGGTTATTTCACATCCGGCGGCGCTTTGGTCATTGGTGATTTTGCAACATCTAATTTAAAATTTGCAAAAGTAGGTGCGTTGGTGAAATTCACATCACCAGACACACGGCAGTTTTTAAACGGCAAGTTAGTGACAGCCGGAACGGACAATGCCGAAGACAGACTATGGGCCAAAATAGGGGCAGTTGTAGGAGATGGAGCAAACAGCGGCTCTGGCAATCTTGAATCAGGACTTGGGCCAGTGACGTTAAACAATTTAGTACCACAGGGATCGATACTAAACGCAATAATTCCAAATTTAACAACGTCATTCAGTACTTCTTTAGAAAATGACTTGATTGACAGGATAGAAGCATTTGAAGATTTTGGTTTGAGGTATGACATTGATTCTGAAACATGGAAAGTTATCACTTCAACTAATTTGAGCACCAGCACTGTGTTCAGTCTTGCGGAAACTGGATCAACAGCAGGGACTAACGCAGACGCTAGTTGGTGGTTCAAGTTCACTAATGATGGAAACACTTATACAGTGCAATACCGACAATTAGACTATATTTTTGAATCCGAAGGTGAGAACAAGTTCCATTATGATGTCGAAGAGAAGATATACGATTACACTACAGGCAAAAGTGTCAAGGATTCGGTAAAAATTTTAAAAACGAACACACTGGTATCATCCGGTAACAGCATAGGATATCCTTTGACGTGGCAAGTTGTTGATGTGGTGTCTGAGGCCGACGGTTTCCAGGATAACAGGAAAGTCAAGGTTGGCTTCTTTGACAACGATGATGACGGAGTTGTTGACAACCCTGAATTGTTCGATATCTATGTTGAACCAACTTTGAGCGAGTCAACAAAATTTGTGTTTTTTGAAAAGTACATATCGTATGACAATATTGAAAGATACAGACCTTATGCGTCAACAAACTTTGTGGTCACAGAGAATGAAAGTGACATAAATCTGAACACCAGCACTTACACGGACGGTCAGTTATTTTACTTTTACTCCAATGATGAAGATGTAATCAAGAGTTACAGCTCTACGACAAATACCTTGACTGCCGGTACGGATTATATCGCAAGGAAAGGAAGGAGTTCGATAAACTTCCAATACAAACACCACGCAGGACAGGAAACAAGAATAGATCCAAGCGTGTCAAACATAGTTGATGTCTATCTGTTAGAGAGATCATATGATAACCTATTCAGAATATGGTTACAGGAGGGCGGAAGCAAACCAACAGTGTCAACACCAGATCAGTTGAGAATATCATATTCTGGTACACTCAACCCATTGAAATCACTTTCTGATCAGATAATCTATCATCCAGTGAAATACAAGATTCTTTTTGGCTCTAATGCAGAAGAGCAATTACAAGCAACATTCAAGGTTGTTAAAAACCCAAAGACAAATGTTTCAGATGCTGTGATTAAGACCAGAGTCATTGCCGCTATAAACGATTTCTTTGCTTTGGATAACTGGGATTTTGGAGATACTTTTTATTTTACGGAACTTGCCGCATACATTCACAATGAACTAGCACCGGATTTGCTAACCGCTGTGATTGTGCCAAACCAATCAGGACAGAGTTTTGGGTCTCTGTTCCAGATCAATTCAGCGGCAGACGAGATTTTCATCAGTGGGGCCACCGTTGATGATGTTTCAATGATCACAGCACTGGGAGCCAACCAATTGGCGGCATCTGGTACAGTGGTAACGTCGACATCATCTACAACCACAAACACAACAACAGGATCAGCGGTATCAGGCTCTACTACATCAGGTTCGGGATCATCATCGGGCAGTAGTGGAGCAGGTTACTAATGGCTGACGACACAACAAACTCTCTTTCAAACAACGAAGTCGTAAAGCAAGGCAAAAACGAATTCAGGAGAACCGTTCAGCACCTGCCTGCTTTCTACAGGACTGATGCCAATCAGCGGTTTTTGGCCAGTACGTTGGACCCGTTGGTGCAGAAGGGATCATTGCAGAGGCTGGATGGATACATCGGCAGGCAAGACGCATACACAAGGCAGGCGACAGACAGGTACCTCGAAGCGACAAGCAGAGACAGATTTGCTTATCAGTTAGAGCCAGCGGTGACATACACCGATCGTGACACCACTTCTGTTAATCCAGAAGATCAAGTAAAATTTTCAGGGACATACGATGATTACATCAATCAGATCAAATACTTTGGCGGGAAAGTTAACAATCATGACAGGTTAAACAAGGAAACACTTTACAGTTGGAATCCTGCAATTGATTATGATAAACTGGTCAACTACAGAGAATATTACTGGATGCCTGGTGGCCCAAGTTCATTGCAGATAGACTCAGTTGGACCCAGCGCAGTTGTTGAATACAAGGTAACCAACCTTGCAAATGCCGGAGGATGGAGTTTTCCGCACAGAGAAAATGAAACCAATCCCATATTGACTTTGTACAGGGGTAACACATACAAGTTTGATGTGGATGCAAAAGGACATCCGTTCTGGATAATGACGGAACCATACAAGGACGGTTCCACTAACTTATTTTACACATCTGGTGTAACAAACGCGGGCACAGACAGTGGAACAGTCACATTTACTGTGCCTACTTCGGGCACACCTGACACTTTATATTACCAGTGTGGTAACCATGACAATATGTATGGTATCCTGCAAATAAGAGACGCTAGTGCTACGACCACAATTAATGTTGACAACGATATAATTGGGGTCAAAAATTACAGCCTACGGACACTAGATCTTTCTAATGGTATGAAAGTAAAATTCACAAATGCGTTGGTGTCGTCTACATACCAAGACAAGGAGTACTACGTTGAAGGTGTGGGCGATGCGATCACGCTGACGGATGTGGATGAGTTGATCACGCCAGGGAGTTATGCCACTGAGACAACTATACTGTACGATGCTGTAAGTTTCGATTCTAAACCATACGCAAAAGCATTCTACACGCCTGAGGAAAAAGATTACATAACCATTAAAAGAGATTCACGTGACAGAAACGCATGGTCGAGATATAACAGATGGTTCCACAAGTCAGTGATAACAGAGACAGCAAGGATCGGCGGTTACACGCCTGTGTTGGATGAGACAGACAGGGCAAAGCGTCCTATCATAGAGTTTGATTCGGGACTTGAATTGTACAACCACGGTAATGTTGCCAAAAAAGAGGTAACACTTTATGATACTGTGACCACAGATGCATTTAGCCAAGTTGTAAGGCAGACGGGTTACATCATAGATGGTGTGTCTCTGGCAAACGGAATGAGAGTAGTGTTTGCGGCAGACACCGATCCAATAGTGAGAAATAAAATTTACGATGTGAATTTTGTATCCGCAGGGGACTCAACACAGGTTATCGCATTGACGGAGGCAACGGACGGTACGCCAGCAGATAATGATTCTATCTTTATTGAATTTGGCACGGAGAACCAAGGCAAGACCTTCCATTATGACAGCACCACAGAACTTTTCATAGAATCACAGCAGAAAACACAAGTTAACCAACAACCTCTTTTCAATATGTTCGATGAGGATCATGTGTCGTTTGGTAATGAGACAACTTACCCCAATTCATCATTCACTGGTGCTAAGGTATTTTCTTTTGCAACTTCTGATTCAGCAACTACAGATAAAGTCTTAGGAATCAAGGTCAAATACAACACCATCAACAACGTTGGCGATATTGTGTTTGAATCAGATCACACTTCTGGCACTTTCACATACAAGAGCGGGACCAGTACAATAACAAAAAAACTTGCCGAAGGGCACTTGCATTACACAACTGGTAGGACAACACACAACTCAAGATCAGCATGGATAAAAAGAACCAGTGAAAGCAAACAAAGGGTAATCAGGACTTTCATTGTTGGCGATACTGAGAAGAAACTATTTCCAATAGACTTCTATAAAGGTTCGGCATCGCTATCAGATCTCGAAGTTTCGGTCAGTGTCAACGGAAACAGGAAAACACTTGCAACTGACTACACGCTCAAAAATGGTACGAAAAATAAATTTGTGCAGTTCACGAATGATCTAGAAGTAAATGATCAGGTCCGGATAGCAGGATACAGTACCTCCGAAAAAGTATCAGGCAAAGGCATATATGAAGTGCCAACCAATCTATCGACCAACAGTCTAAATGAGACTCTAGGCACATTCACATTCGGACAGATCCTTAATCATGTCAGAGATATTCTTGACAGGAACCAAGACGTTACAGGAAGTATACCCGGAGTATCAAATCTAAGAGACAAGCCGGATGCTAGGCTAAAGGGAGGTTCGATTGTTCAGCACGAAGGTTCACTTACACCTGCCATATTCAATCTTATAGATCAAGACGCAAACATTATCAATGCCTGTGATCATGCCAGCCAAGAGTACGAGAAATGGTATAACGCATTCCTGACTCACGCAACAGGCACCGCGTATGAGGGAGTGGCCGCTGACAGGGTCGACGAGATCATTGCCGCGATCACACCAGGTAGGAACAATACCTTCCCGTTCTATTACGAGGACATGTTGGGCTACGGAGAAAATGTTTCGACTAGAACGTACACTGTACAGGGTGCATCACAGACTGATTACGCACTAGACTCACAACATGATATCACGACATTAAGCAACAGGGCAGTTTACGTTTACTTAAATGACGTGCAACTTTTAGTAGGAACGGATTACACATTTAGCACAATTGACGATAGCATTTCAATAAGCACCACGCTCGCTGAGGGTGATAAGATAGTGATCAAGGATTATGCAGACACAACCGGTAGTTACATGCCTCCGTCGCCAACGAAACTTGGCATCTATCCGAAGTTCAAACCAGAGACATTCACAGACACAACTTATCTCACTGACACAGCAGTGATTAGGAAGCACGACGGTTCCATTATCAAAGCATACGGTGACGAACGTGATTCACTGATATTAGAATTAGAGAAAAGGATCTATAACAATATCAAAGTCGGTTATGATGCAAATTTGTT